GTACGGGGAGCCTCCCGACGCACAGAAGGACGGCCTTTCCAAGAACCAGCTAGAGAAAATGCGAATGGATCACCCAGACTTGACCCGGCTCTTAGAAGAAAGTGGCTGTTACGTTATCTTCAACAAGGTTCAACTCCAGAAACTGGCGAATGATGTGCAGACGTGCGGCCGTCATTGCGTCTGTCGTCTTCTATATTACAGATTGCCTATCGGCAAGTATAGGCAGATGATACAAAAATCCGGTATGACCCCCGACGAATTTGTGGTTGCTAAGACCTATAACAACTTGGGTAAGTAAAAATATTTACAGAGTGTAGAATGTCTTACTCGTTTCGCAGTATTGTTGATGGCGGAGCCGACAGCGAGATGATATACTACAATGCGACGATGACCTCTACCAAGACGGCCGATCTAACGTTTTCCCAGCCTCCACAGCCGGTTAAGTTCAACGAAACCCGTGATGCGCCTATTATCAAAGACGCCTCCCAGTATAATTTCTCTATTATAAAATTTACTATGAATGGCCCCGGGCGTGAACTGCCTCTATTCATTCCGCTCATCCAGACCAACGGAACGGTAGCTGTGGATGGCCTACAGATAGACCCAAACAAGACGATTTATAACCTTGCCACCGCCTATCAGCGGACTTGGAATTATACGAATAATGTGACCGGATTGGCTGCGACTGCCACAATAACTCTTGCACCCCAAAGCACTTCTATACAGTATATTCCGGAAATTCAAAATTCCATTCTGGCCCCGGTTCCTCAAGTTCCAATAACGGGAATAGCAAAGCAAGACCTTTCTACCCGGTATTACTGGGTGAATACCTACTCCCACTTCGCAACCCTTGTAAATAACGCTCTATATCAGTCCTACGTCAGCCTCTGGGCGGCGTTTCAAACAGCTTGGGCGGCCCTTCCGACGATCCAACCCTCACCCTATACGGCTGGAGGTCCAAACCCAATCCGAGATGGAGTAAATCTATTCATTCTGGACCACGATGTGCCTTTCATCAAGTATAATGAATTCACCAAACTTTTTGAAATATACGGCGACACGAGGGCCTTCAATATCATCGGGTCCCTTATTGAAGGCCCCACCCCTTCCCGCTACAATACCAAAGTAGGGACACAGCAAAGCGTCCCGGCTTTTGTCCCGCCCATCTATATCGCTGGTGGCACTCCTTCGGCTGCTTCCCAGCCCTACCTCCGGTTATTCTTCAATACGGAGCTAATGAACCTCTTGGCAAATTTCCCCAATATGTTTTATGGTGCTGTAGGCGGCTCTACTATTCTGTTCCCTCTCTCAACTATAATCCTTGGAAACCAAAGCACTTTCACCGGTGTGGGTCCTTGGCTTTATTCCTACGAAATCCTATTCACAAATCAACTCTATACGAATATCCTCAACAACAACCCACTACTGCAAGGCAGCGCGGCGGTCCCTCCTCCATCCTACAATCCTTATTTCCTCATCCCGACGGACCGCCAGAATCTATATTGGAAAGCCGTCCAAGACTATCGGTCTACGGATGCGATGTGGTCGCCGGTGGCCTCTATTGTTTTTACTTCCGCGATGCTCCCGGTGAAAAAGGAGTATAACTCGGCAATTGTAGATCTGAACGCGGGTAATTTGGGCGGTGGTTCTATTGGCTCCCCGAGTGCTTTCCAGCCTATCATTACGGATTTCAGTATAGACCAGCAGACCGAAGGGGCCGAGGGCTGGCGCAATTTCACCCAATACGAGCCTTCGGCAGAATACAGAATGATTTCAATGACCGCCTCCCACGAGGAAATCCGCAATATAGATATCCAAGTCTTTTGGAAGTACCGGCTGACTGGGGAACTCATTCCCCTTACGGCGGCGAACTGCTCCGACATCAATATTAAAATGTTATTCCGGAAAACGGACTACCGTTCTTAAATTATTATCTTTCTCTCATTTTTTTTATGCTTCCTAAGTATAATAACAATGAGCGCTGACATTGAGAAGTTGGCAGTGTTCGATGACCGCATTGTGCAGACCCGCCCTAAGTACGCCGTGGAGAAGGGTGCGCTGTCCCTCACGAACGCCCCTTTTGCGGCGATTTCGCAGTCCCAGTCCCAGCACACCTATAACGTGTATGTTCCCTCCGAGAACGTATATGTCGCCCGTGACATTGACTGGTCCTCTACCGTCTATCTCCAAGTGGCCGTTCGTCTGGCCGACACCACGGTGGGGGGCCAGTACCCGGTGGGGGAGCCTCTTCTGCAGTTGGGTGTGGATGGCTCTCTGGCGGCCTTCCCGCTGAACTCCCTCTGCGCGACGATGACGGCGACGATCAACGACACCACGGTAACAATTAACTCCCAAGATGTGATGTCAGAGGTTCTCCGTCTGACGGACTACAAGCAGAACCGCCTACAGCGCACTTGCCCGACGATGTTGGACAAATACCAGCAGAACAGCGACGCTCTGAATGCGACCAACGACCCTATCTCCGGTTATACCAATATGTCCCACGACTACCACGAACAGCCCAACGGGTCTTGGGCGAACTTGGCCTTCACGAATGCAGCGGGTGCGCCTCTGTCTTCTCTGGCACCCGCCACATCCTACGTGGATGCTAACGGGACGACTGTTAACTTCGTGAATGGTGTCCCAGTATCAACGGACCAAGGTGCTGGTGTTGTCAACGGCCTCTACATCGTGTATCTGCGTTGGCGCACGACGGAGAAGCTGGTGCTGTCTCCCTTTGTATTCGCTGACAGCCACGGCTCCGACACGGGTCTCTTCGGCATCAACAACATCCAGCTCGTGATGAACATGCGTGAGCCAAGCCGGGCGCTGCGTCTGCGTAACAGTATCGTAGGGTCAACCCAGAAGCTCTACTTTGCGGGTGCCAATACAGCGGCAACTTGGGCGAACCCGGTTCAGTATAACCAGTCCCGGGCCAACGGACCCTTTGAGAACTCCTTCCTAAACGTGCAGTTCCTCACGCCCTCTCTTGATATCCCTCTGCCCCCTAAGAGCGTGGTTCCCTACATGGAGTTTCCCCGCTACATCACTCAGCCCCTAACGTCGGCGATGGCTTCCGGTGCGTCCGAACAGCTTACTTCCCAGACTATCACGCTACCCCAGATTCCCGACCTCCTCATCATCTACTGCAAGGCCCTTGCGGACACGACGACGGTGGCGGCGAATCGCTCGTATGACCCCACTCTGCCCCAGTATGGCTCATCTTATCTGCCTATTGACTGCGGTGTAGATGGTGGCCGCCCTCAGAACCCCTTATCAGTCAACTTTGACAACTTCTCCGGTCTGCTCTCATCGCAGACCCCGGAGCAGTTATACCACATGTCCGTTCGCAACGGCCTAGATGTGGATTGGGACACGTGGTCGGGCCGCGCCCGTGTGCCTTCCGGCTCCGTGGGAGGCACCGTGTCTACGGTGGGTGGCTTCCTCGTGCTGAAGCCCGGCGTTGATCTGACACTCCAATCGGGCCAAAGCAGTTCACTCGTAGGTAATTTTACGCTGCAGTTCAACGTCCGTGTTCGCAACACCTTCGGCTTCCCCGTGAACCCCCAGTTGTTCGTGATTACGGCGAACTCCGGCTTCTTTGAATCCGTGCGCGGCTCTTCTCGTATCATAAAGGGCGTTCTGTCCGAGCAAGACATCATCGCCGCCCCTCTGGCCCCGGCGGGTACTCGTTCCGGCCTTGCCCGTATGATCGGCGGGAAGATGATGGCTCTGGCAAATCGTATGGGTTTGGCTTCCAGCAGTGGTGCGTCTAAACCCGCCGAGAAGAAGGAGGAAATGGGTCGCCCGATGGCGGGAGCGGGTAAAAGCCTCTCTGCCCGGCTAATGTAAATCACCGCCGTTTTTTTTTCAATACAATAAGTATAAATGGCTTCACTTGAGAGTTTGAAAAACCCCGTGACTCGCCTAGGAGTCCTCGGCACTGCTGCTTCTCAGTCGTCTTCTTTTCGCCGTAACGAAGTGGATAACAGCGATATTTGGGATGTTACCAAACAGTATTACCTCAACGACACGGTTTTCTCCGGGATTGATGGTGGTGCTTATGTATTTTCTGGCGGTGCCACGACCCTAAGCGCTCCCCCCCTAACAAGCATTCTTGGCGGTGATGATCCAGCGACTGATTGGACGAGTAATGCGGCCCCCGTGTGGGTCCCCTTGGCTGGTTACGGCCCCCGCGTGGTGGAACCGACTGGGACCGGGACCGGGGGCCAAAGTGCGACTCTTGCTACTGGTGGTGCTATTGCCTTCACCAATTGCAACCTATTACAAGCAGACGTAGGAGAAAATGTTGCGCTTGGTAATGCGAACTACATGGCCCACGTGCAGATGACGATTACATTTAATGCAGTAGCGACTGCTGCGGAGTGGTTCAATCTCACATTCACTCCTACCACCGGTACGGCGGTCCCGGCGCGTGCCGTGACAGTAGTCCCGGCGGTCGGTGTGGCTCTCCAGAACGTGTCTGTGTCCGTGTATGTGCCTCTGGCGGCCGACGGCACCACGGAATCTATCGTTCTGACGGGTGCGATGAACGCCGCCTCCTTACTAACGGCCGTCATTTCCAACGTAAACGTGTCCTATATCCCCGTCGTGCCTTAAACGATCAGATTTCCTAAAATAACTTCACTAAGCAGATATGAGTGTATCCGGCCTCGCCACCCCATTCCAGCGCCTAGCGGCACTGCCTCAAACGATGAATTGGAGGGGAGTATGGTCTATCACCGAAAATTATCTGCTTAATGATGTTGTGGAAGATACAACAAATAATGCTACGTATATATTGACGGGAGTTGTATCTATAGTAGGCGGCCAGAACCCGGTCCTATCGCCGAATTGGTCCGAGCTGAGTGGCACCGCAGTAGGCGTTGCTGGTGTAATAGCCGGTCCCGGTATCGCAGTAGACAATACAAATCCAGCCCAACCTCAAATTAGCAATTCTGGGGTATTGCAAATCCAAGGTGCCGTCGGCGTGGTTGTAGATAACACCGATCCGCAAAATCCTATAATAAACAGCACTGCTATTCAACAATTGGCTCCCGGTCCCGGTATTTCCATAAATAGCGCAAATCCTATTATTCCGGTTATAGCTAATACGGGTGTTAGGCAAATCATTACCAATCCCGGAAGTGGGATATTAAGCACGGGAGGCTCCACGCCTACGCTTGTCAATACGGGTG